AGTCCTGCCGGTGATGAGTCTGAAGCCGGCCGAATACAATCCAAGGAAAAAGCTGAAGCCGGGCGATAAAGAATACCAGAAGATTAAGGATTCCATAACCGAGTTCGGTTTTGCAGATCCGCTGGTTGTCAATTCTGATATGACAATCATCGGCGGTCACCAGAGATTGAACGTGGCAATTGACCTCGGCTATACCGAGGTGCCATGTGCCGTCGTTGATGTGGACAAGGTCCGTGAGAAGGCTCTGAACATTGCACTCAATAAAATCACTGGTTCCTGGGACGAGACGATGCTGGCAGACTTGCTTACAGACATCCAGAACAGTGATTTTGATCTTGGAAAGACCGGCTTTGAGCCGCCTGAGATTGAACAGCTTTTTAATAAGGTCCATGACAAAGAAGTGAAGGAAGACGACTTCGACGTGGATCAGGAACTGAAAGAGCCGACGATGAGTCAGCTTGGTGATATGTGGTTCCTGGGAAAGCACAAAGTGCTCTGCGGCGATTCGACAAATGAAGAAAATTACACGGCTCTTATGGATGGTGTGAAGGCAAATCTGGTTCTGACGGATCCTCCATATAACGTTGATGTTGAAGAGACGGCCGGAAAGATCATGAATGATAACATGGCCGACCAGGACTTCTATAATTTCCTGCTATCTTCCTACAAGGCTATGTACGCAAACCTGGCGGATGATGGTTCCATCTATGTCTGGCATGCGGATACTGAAGGACTAAATTTCCGTAAGGCATTTCAGGATGCCGGATTCTATCTTTCCGGCTGTTGTATTTGGAAGAAGAATAGTTTGGTTTTGGGCCGCAGCCCGTATCAGTGGATACACGAGCCTTGTCTATTCGGCTGGAAGCAAAAGGGTACGCATAAATGGTACAGCGACCGGAAACAGACTACGGTCTGGGAATACAATAAACCGCGATCTTCCAAGGACCATCCGACCATGAAACCGGTAGTTCTGATGAGCTACCCGATTAAGAATAGCTCTGCTACCAATGGGATTGTGCTTGATCCGTTCCTTGGGTCTGGCAGCACGCTCATTGCTTGTCAGGAAACGGACCGCGTTTGCAGAGGCATTGAGCTCGATCCGAAATTCGTGGATGTCATCGTAAAGAGATACATTGAGCACGAGAGCGGTAGCACGAAGGACGTGTATGTTGTCCGAAACGGGCAGAAACTGAAGTATGAAGAGGTTGCTGTGGACGCCGCTGATGGTAAGGCATGAAAATAATGTGCTTAGTATTTTTAGGACCGTTTGTCACATATGTCAATCTTTAAAATCTCTGCAGAAATGACTGGATATATCTCCGACGTAGAGTGATTAATACAGTACCGAAAGGTAAACAAAAACACTCATACGGAGGGAAAAAACATGATGAGATTTACAAAGAAGGCAGAAGACAGAAAAGCATTGGTTAAGAGGCTCGGCGAACTTACTGGAGTTAAGCCACATTACAATGGAGTTCCGAGCTGCACTTACGCCGTCGGCGAATACACCATTGAGAAGGACGGAAGCATCACAGTGGAGGAAGAAAAAGTAGACATGGAGATTGTAAATACCCTGGCGGCGGAAGAATTGATTGAGACGCCAAAGATGGAAACGGCGGACGCTTCCGATGCGGGAACCGGAGATGATTCTGAAACTTGCTTGAACGGAACAATCCCGACTGAGCTTTCCATTGCACTTTCGCTGGATGGACACACTGGAACAAGTATCCGGAACCTCATGAACTTGATCTTTTCGAGGGCCGGCCTTCTCAACAAGGCGATCGGCAGTCATTTCAAAGCAAGCGAGGATCTGGTGAAAGCCCTGGCAAAGCAGGAAAGCACGGCAACAAGGGAAAAGGCACTCAAGACAATCACGTCAATTGAAAACGGACTGGAAGGAATTGATTTTGCGGATGATAAAGTTTGCTTTACTGGATTCCCGATGGCGACAAGCCCGGAAGAGTTCAAAGCCTTTATGGATCTGGCAGCTTTCATGAATAAGTCAGCCATCGAGCAGAAACGGATCATGGCAAAAGAGGTTGATGACACAAATGAAAAGTATGCATGCAGAGTATGGCTTCTGCGACTGGGAATGACTGGAGACGAGTTCAAGACCACACGAAGAATTATTCTTCAGAACCTTTCCGGCCACGCAGCTTTTAAGACTCAGGATCAAGTCGAAGCAGCCAAGGAAAAAGCCAAAGCAAAACGGGCAGCTGAAAAAGAAGCAACCACAGCTGAAGGAGGCACAAGCGATGACGAACTTTCCGAGTAAAGAGATCGTGGAACGCATAAGAGAGCACTTCCCTGCTGGGACCCGCGTCGAGCTTATGAAGATGGATGATCTGCAGGCGCCGCCAATTGGCACTTGCGGTACCGTCCAAGGAGTGGATGACATTGGGTCGATCATGGTTGCCTGGGACAATGGCAACAGTCTGTCGGTAGCTTATGGAGAAGATTCATGCAGAAAGATCCGAAGCGGCATGAGTGATACGGTCAAAGAACAGATTTTGACGGTCCGTAGTACCGGCCTTACCAACATGTTTGATGTTCCTGCTGTTCAGCGAATTGCTTATGAGAGAGATCTTTATGACCTGGTCCTTTTCCTGGAGGAACACAAGCAAGAATATGTGCACTTCATCCTGACCGGAGAGTGTAAATAACACAGTTTCAAGGTGCAAAGATTGTACAGATTATTGCAAGAAATGACTGGATATATATCCGCCGTAGAGTGATTAATACAGTACCGAAGAGGAAAACAAAAGCACAGAAAACGGAGGACAAGAACATGAAATACACAGTTGAAGCTATTGAAAACGCAAAGACAAAGGAAGATTGGCAGAAGATCAAAATGAACCGGACCCTGGTTCAGGCTTACCTTTGGAGCACGGAAGCCGGAAACGATCTTCCAAATTTCGCAGAGGTCATTTGGGACGAGGACATCGAAGCGATCCTTCAAGATTGCAAGGAGAACGGAATCAAGGAGTTTACGATCAGCTCGACTTTTTCAAGCCTGATCACAACGATCGACAAACTGACAGAGCTTGGCTGCAGCCTGGACGGAATTATTAAGATCAACGACCGCTACACACACTTCGGAAGAGAAGAACGCGACCTGATCCCGGCTTTCAAGATGACGGTAAAGGAGGCCTAAAACATGTGGAGCGAGGGAACAATCGGAATTCCAGATGGGAAGGACAAGGCCAAGTACACGACCTGCCACTACTGGATAAAGCACTACGAAGAACCGAGTGAGATTTATGGAATCAACAAGGGTAAGATTTCAAAGTTGGAGATTCGGATCAAAGACAATACGGTATGCAGTTATGACCGCGGGTGGGATTTGAAACCAACCTGCAAAGAAGCAGAGCTGGCGCTCAGCATTCTGCTTCAAAATTACAACTGAGAAACACTAAAAATGATAATTCCGGGAGAAGGGCCAATCGGCTCTATCTCTCGTTCTGATAGAGATCGCTTCGGCGGTCTTTTATTTTATGAGGAAGGGAGGCGAGCCTTATGGCTACCAGAGGAAGAAAGCCGACGCCGACCGCGCTCAAAAAGCTCGAAGGCAATCCCGGTAAGCGGCCACTGAATAATTCGGAGCCAAAGCCGGATAAGAAAGCTCCCTCCTGCCCGAAGTGGCTGGAGCCGGAGGCAAAAAAGGAATGGCGACGCCTGGCCAAGCAGATGGAGGCACTTGGAATATTAACAGAGGTAGATATGGCGGCTTTTGCAGGATACTGTCAAGCCTATGCCAGATGGAAGGAAGCCGAGGAATTCATCACACAGCATGGGACAATCGTCCGGACGCCTTCCGGTTATTGGCAGCAGGTTCCACAGGTCAGCATCGCACAGACATATTTGAAAGTGATGAATCGCTTTGCCGAGCAGTTTGGTCTTACACCTGCATCAAGGTCCAGGATTGTTGCGGATAACGCTGCATCCGGAGTCGTCGATGAGATGGAGGATTTACTCGGAGGCGATGACTAATGGCAGAAAGATATGAGGGTTATCCGAAATTAAAAAACTACAAGCCGACCCACTTCATGCTTGAGACGTCTCATTATGATCCGGCAAAGGCGAATCGGGCTGTCAAATTTATAGAAAACCTGAAACATACCAAGGGCAAGTGGGCCGGAAAACGCTTCTGGCTCCTTCCTTGGCAGGAGCAGATTATTCGAGATCTTTTTGGAATCGTTGATGAGAACGGGCACCGTCAGTTTCGGACTGCTTACATCGAGATCGGAAAGAAGAACGGAAAGTCCGAACTTGCTGCAGCGGTGGCACTTTATCTGCTTTATGCAGATAATGAGCCATCTGCGGAGGTATATGGAGCCGCGGCAGACCGACAGCAGGCGTCCATCGTATTTGATGTGGCCCACCAGATGGTCCGAATGACACCGGCGCTCATGAAACGCTCCAAGATCATGGCTGCCACAAAGCGAATTGTGAATTACACGAATGCAGGCTTCTACCAGGTCCTCTCTGCAGAGGTTGGCACGAAACATGGTTTGAACGTATCCGGACTGGTCCTGGATGAAGTGCACGCACAGCCAAACCGGAAACTATATGACGTACTTACACAAGGCTCCGGCGATGCCAGAGAGCAGCCGCTGTACTTTTTGATAACGACGGCCGGGACTGATAAAGAATCAATCTGCTACGAACTGCATTCAAAGGCAATGGACCTTTTGACTGGCAGAAAGATTGATCACACATTTTATCCGGTGGTCTATGGACTTACCGATGAGGATGATTGGCATGATGAGAAAAACTGGTACAAAGCAAATCCATCTTTGGGAGAAACAATTCAGATTGACCGCGTCCGGGACATGTATCATGAGGCCTTGGAAAACCCAGCGGAGGAGAATGTGTTCAAGCAGCTACGGTTAAACATGTGGGTGTCGTCCATCACCAGGTTTATCCCGGAGCAGATCTATGACAAAGGCGATCTATCCATTGATCTGGCTTTACTTGAAGGGCGGGATTGCTACGGCGGCCTGGATCTTTCAAGCACAGGTGATATCACGGCTCTGGTCCTGATGTTTCCGCCAAGGATGGAGAATGAGAAATATATTATGCTGCCGTTCTTCTGGGTACCGAAGGATACGATTCCGCTCCGTGTGCGTAGAGCATCGGTTCCATATGACGTCTGGTACCGGCAGGGATTTTTGCAGGCGACTGAAGGAAATGTGATCGACTACAACTTCATTCAGGCTTTTATAAAAAAGCTCTATGAGAAATATCACATCTTGGAAATCGCTGTG